TAAAAGAAAAGAGGAAAAGATATGTCAAAAGAAGAAATAGAAGAATTTAAAGAAGAACATAACTGCAGCACTTGTACAAAAGATATAGATTGCAAAATATTAAGAAGAATAGATGGCAAATTAACATGTACAGAAGAGGAATAGAGTATGAAAGATATTAACTATGCAAATTGCATGAAAAGAAGATGCGAACAATGTAAGTATTATGATTATTGTTTTAGATATAGACCGAGAAAGGATGTGAAAGCAAATGTCAAGAGGAAGACCAAATAAAATAACAGGAAATAAAGAATTACAAGAAAAAATAGATAAATACTTTAAAGATTGTGATATAAAAAATGAACCATACACTATAACTGGATTATGCATAGCTCTTGATATTTGTAGAGACACATTATGCGAGTATGCTAAAAAAGAAGAATTTTCCGACACAATAAAAAAAGCAAAGCTAAGAGTAGAGAATTATTTAGAAAAACACTTAATAACAGATGGTGGAACAGGAATTATATTTAATTTAAAAAATAATTTTGGGTGGAAAGATAAACAAGAAAATATAAATGTAGATACTTCTTATGAAGAATATATAAAAAGAGTTGAAGGCAATGAGTATTAATACAAAAAAATATATAGAATCTTATATAAAAATAAGAGATAAAAAAGGTAATGTAATTCCGTTAAAGCTAAATGAACCACAGCTGAAATATTATAATGTTGTTAAAAAACTACATGAAGAAAAAAAGCCGATAAGAATAATAATATTAAAAGCTAGACAAATGGGATTTAGTACAGAAACAGAATCAATTATATTTAAGAATGTTGTTACGAACCACAATTATAATGCTGGTATAGTTGCACACAAAGAAGATAGTACAACAAATTTATTTAATATGAGCAAAAGAATGTTAGAGTATTTACCTGAGTCTATAAAACCTGAGCAAAAGAAGTCAAATGCTAAAGAATTAGTATTTAATAATGAAGAAGGGACAGGACTTGATAGTAAGATAAAATGTATGACAGCAGGAGGTAAAGGAATAGGACGTTCTGATACATTTACAGCACTGCATTTATCAGAATTAGCCTTTTGGGAAGGAAACAAGCAGGATACATTATTAGGATTATTACAAGCAGTTCCTAATATACCTGAGAGCATTGTGATAATAGAAAGTACAGCAAATGGATTTGATTATTTTAAAGAATTATGGGACAAATCAGTTGCAGGAGAAAATGATTTTTATCCACTATTTGTTGGCTGGAATGAATTAGAAGAATATAAAATGCAATATACGGGATTCCAATTAACACAAGAAGAAATAGAACTACAAAAAATGTATAATGTTTCTTTAGAACAGTTAGAGTGGAGAAGATGGTGCATTAAAAACAACTGTGGTGGAGATGTGGACAAATTCAAACAAGAATATCCAATAAGTCCAGAAGAAGCATTTTTGTCAACAGGTAAATGCTATTTTAATAAGAAAAATATTATTAATAGAATAAATGAAGTTAAAGAACCTTGTATTATTGGTTCTTTTTCTTGTTATTATGATGGATTAAGAATAAGAGGAAGGAAATTTAGGAAAGAAGAAAAAGGTAGTATAAAAATATATAAGTACCCAGAAAATAATATTCCTTATGTTATTGGAGGAGATACCTCAGGAGAAGGCTCAGACTATTTTACAGCACATGTAATAAACAATATTACAGGAGAGCAAGTCGCAGTATTAAAGCAACAATATGATGAAATAGAATATGTAAAGCAAATATACTGCTTAGGTATATTTTACAACAAAGCATTGCTTGCCCCAGAGTGTAATTTTAGTACATATCCAATTCAAAAATTAATAGAGTTAAATTACCCTAATATGTATGTTAGAAAAAAAGAAGATACATATATTACTAAACACGAAAAAGCATTTGGATTTAGAACAACATCAATAACAAGACCTTTAATATTAGCTAATTTACAAGAGATTGTAAAGGATGAGATTGAAAAAATCAATGATAAAGATACATTAAGAGAAATGCTTACATTTATAGTAAATAAAAATGGAAGAGCAGAAGCGGAAGATGGTTATCATGATGATTTAGTTATGGCTTTGGCTATAGCTTATTATATAAGACCACAACAGACAATGAAAAAAATAATATCACAAAATGAGGAAATAAATGCTTTCATAGACAAAGAGTTTGGAACAGATGAAGATAACATTCAAAGTGACTATGGAAGTGAAATAGAAGTATTTTAGGAGGTAAAGCATGAAAAAAAGTGTATTAAGAGAAAAAATAAAACAAAGAGAACAAGAAAATAAAGTTATTATTAAAAAGAAAACAAAAAAGAGGAGCAAGAAAAATGATTAATTTTTTATATGTTGTGTTTCCAGTAGTCTGCTTATCAGTAGGCTTTTATTTTGGCTTCAAGATTGGAAAAACATCAGAAATGCCAAAAGCAACGGAAAAAATAAAACATCCTATTAAAACAATAAAAGAAGAAAAAGAGCAAGAAAAAGCAATAGAAGAACTAAGTAAAGAATTAAAAAATTTAGACAATTACGATGGAACTTCAATGAGCCAGGAGGATATATAGATGGAAAATAAAAATATTGCAACAGATGTATGGAATGAATACCAAAAAGGTGTTGACTATAATTATAGGCAAAATTTATATGAAAAATCTGATAAGAATTATAAGTTTTATTTAGGAAACCAATGGGAAAATGCAAAATTAGGTGGAATACAACCTATTACATTAAATATAATACAATCTATTGTTAAATATAAAGTTGGAGTGGTAAAAACTAATTCATATCAAATATATTTCAATTCGGATACATATGAAAATGAAGAACAAAGAAAAAAGTTACAAGATTTGTGTGATAGTTTAAATAGATTTGCTAATAGAACATGGGAGAAAAACCAAGTTGATAAAATTGTAAGAAATTGTGTTGATGATGCTTGTATTGATTCTGAAGGTATTGTTTATTTTTATGAAGACAATGAAAACATAGTTCCAGAACAAGTAGATAAGACTAATATATATTATGGAAATGAAAATGATGATAATATTCAATCTCAACCTTACATTATTATTTCTTTTAGAAGAACAGTTGATGAAGTAAAAGAAGAAGCAAGAGTAAATAAAATGTCTGAAGAAGAAATACAGAAAATAGTTAGTGATGAAGAGTATCATGAACAAGCAGGAAAAGATAGAAGAACAGATGAAATAAGTCCAATGTGTTTGGTACTATTAAAATTATATAAGCACAATGGAACAGTTTGGGCTAAAAAATGTACTAGATTAGCAAATATAATGGATGATACAGATTTAAAGATAAAATTATATCCTGTTGCACATTATAGTTGGATAAGAGTTAAAGGAAGTAGCAGAGGACAAGGGGAAGTTGAATATTTAATTCCAAATCAAATTGAAATAAATAAAACAGCAACCAGAAGAGCATTAGCTGTAAAGCTAGGAGCTTTTCCAAAGCTTGTAGCAAATACAAAGTATATAAAGAACACTAAAGCTTTGAACAGTGTAGGAACAACAATTGAAGTTAATGAATTAAATGCTGATGATGTAAATAAAGTTGTTAATTATTTAAAACCAGTTCAAATGAGTACAGATGCATACAATTTGCAAAAAGAACTAATAGATGATACACAAAATCTAGCTGGTGCAGGAGATAACGTAACTGGAAACATAGACCCTACACAAACAAGTGGTAAAGCAATATTAGCAGTGCAACAAGCTAGTCAGCAACCAATAAATTCACAAGTAGAAGCTTATAAAACATTTATAGAAGATATTGCAAGAATATGGTTTGAAATGTTAAAAGCATATAGCACAGATGGAATAAAATTAACAAAACAAGAAAAAGATTATGCCAATGACACTACTTATGATACACAATACAAATTAAGCTATGAAGATTTAGCAAAACTAGAATTAGATATAAAAATAGATATAACACCTAAATCTCCATATGATAAATATGCAATGGAAATGAGTTTAGAAAATTTATTAAGTGCTGGTCAAATTACATTTGAAGAATATGTTAATGCATTACCAGAGGATTCTACAATGCCAAAATCAAAATTAAAAGAAATATTAAAGACTAGAGAAGAGAAAAACAAAATAATTACAGAAATAGAAAAACAAGGAAATGCATTAAACGGAGCAATGGAACAAGTAATGATACAACAGGAAAATCAAAATAAACAACAAACAGGAGTAACTCCTGAAGAAGTGGATATGATTAATAATCAACAATCAAACAACTAAGCTAATTAGAGCAAATAAGCTCTTTTTTTATTGTCCAAAACTGATGAAGACGGAAAAAGCATTTAGGAATTAATAGTCGACAGACTTAAAATGGGAGGTTACATATGCCAAATGATGAAAATATGGATGTAGAAAATATTGATGAGGAGTTAATTGAAAATGAATCTTCTCAAGAAGAACAAGATGGTCAAGAAGAAAGACAACTAACACAAGAAGATATTGATAATGCAGTTAAATCGAGAGTAGGAAGAGTTGAAAGAAAAGCAAAAAGACAATTAGCAGAAAAAGATAGAGAAATTGAAAGATATAAGCAACTCGAAAGTACAATTCGTGCTGGATTAGGTGCTAGTGATGATGAAGATATTCTTGAAAAAGTCAATAGTTTCTATAAAGAACAAGGAGTAGATATTCCTAAATATGAATCAAAATTTAATAATAGAGATTTAGAAAGATTAGGAGAATCAGATGCTCAAGATTTAATTAGTTCTGCAGAATTTGATGAAATTCAAAGTAGAGCCAATGAACTAGCTTCTTTAAAACAAAACAATAAAATAAGTAAAAGAGAAGAAGCGGAATTTATGCAATTAGGTAATTATTTATCTAGTGAATTGAAATTAAAAGAATTAAAAGACAAAGGGGTAGATGAAAAAATATTAGAAGATAAAGCATTTAAAGAGTTTTCTAAGAAGTTTAATTCAGATACTTCTATTACTGATATTTATGATTTGTATGAAAAATTAAATCATAAAGAGGTAGAAAAACCTGCTAGTACAGGTAGTATTAAATCAACAGTAGGAGAATCAAAAGTAAAAAAATATTATACATCTGAAGAAGTTGACAAATTGACTTCTAAAGATTTGGACAACCCTACAATATTTAAAAATGTTATGGCTTCAATGAAAAAATGGGGCAAATAAAAAAAGTAAAGGAGAGATATAAAATGAGTTATGCAAATTTTAAACCAACTGTATGGTCAAAATACATACAACACGAATTACCAAAATTCACAGTATTTAAACAAGATTGTGATTTCAAATTTGAAGGAGAAGCTGGACAAGGAAAGAGAGTAAAAATATTAAATGTTGGAAGACCAACTATTAAAAAATATATTCCTAATAAAGATATTGACCCAGCTGAAAGAATCCCAGATGCTTCAACATATCTAGATATCGACCAATTTGATTATTTCAATTATGGAATGGATGACATAGATAAAGCTCAAGCTACAGAAGGAGTAATGGAAGCATTACAAGAAGAAACAACAAGAGGAATGGCAGAACAAGAAGATATATTCTGTGCAACACAAATGGCAAAGAATGCTGGTTATAAAACAGAATCAAAAGAAATTTCAACAGCCGAAGATGCAAAAAAAGCTATTGATGAAATATTTGTAAAATTATGGAGCCAAGGAGTAAGTACAAAAGACAAAGTTACTATGTACTTAACACCTTGGTTTTATAGTTTATTCCAAAATAAATTAATAGAACTAAAAACAAATAATGATGAATTGATAGCACAAGGAGTCTTAGGTTTATACAATAATGCTAAAGTAAAAATGACAAACAATGCTTATAACGATGGAACAGATGATTATATAATTGTTAAAACATCAAAAGCATTTGCTTATTGCAACGGTATAGATAAATTAAAGCCATATGAACCAGAGAGAGGTTTTGCAGAAGCAGTAAAAGGATTAAATACATATGGTGGTAAAATGGTTAGACCAAAAGAATGTGCAGTATTAAGATGTCATCAAAAATAAAAATAAAGAATGGAGTTGATAAAAAATGGCTATGACAAAAATTGAAAATACAAAATTATTAAGAAATGAAGCTAAAGAAATTGAGAGTGCTGTTGCTGTAGATGCATCTGCAGGTGCTAGTGTGGATTATACAGAAAAATCAGATGGTAAAATATTACTTATGATAACTAATTCACATTCTAGTGAAAGCAAGAAAGCAACAATACTAAAAGGTAATTCTTTACAAGGAACAGAAGATTTAGAAGTTTCTATTCCTTCTGGGAAAACATATGGAATAGTTATTGAAAGTGGAAAATTTGAAAATGTATCAGGAGAAAATGCTGGTAAAGTAATAATAAAAGGTGAAACAACTGATATAACTGTTCAAGCTGTAGAATTACCATAATACAAGAGGGATTAATTCCCTCTGTTTTTTATATCAAGTAAAAGGATTAGCCAGTTCGAATCTGGCGGACTTGGAGGTCTTAATATGACATATGGAGAAAATAAAAAAATAGCATTAGCTTTAATCGAAGAATATTCACCAAATTTAAAAGAAAAAACAGAAGATGAAGATATAGCATTAAGAATACCATTTATTTATAACTTAGCATATAAGGAATTAGCTATTACTAAGAAAATTGTAGGAATGAAAGTTTATGAAGAAATAGATGATGATAAAAAAGAAGATAATTATACAGCATATAATTTACCATCAGATTTATATCAAATTAAAAATATAATAACATTAGATAAAAATAATAAACCTATTAATTCAGATTATTATACTATACAAAACAAAATTTATATAAATGACAATTTAGAGGGAAAGACTATTTTAGAATATTATAAATATCCTCAAGAAATAAATGAAGAAACCGCGGATGATTTTTATCTTGAAATTGATGAAGATGTTCAAGGAATATTACCATATAAGGTAGCTGATGATTTATTAAAAACAGACCCAAGTGCTGATTATACTGCATTCGCAACCGAATATCAAAGAAAGTTGCAATCATTAGATACTAGAAAAAATATACCAACTGTTATATTAAAAGAAAGTGAATATGATATTTAGGAGGTAAAAAATGGCTACAGGAATAAAAAGAATGTATGCTGATTTCACAGGAGTAGATTTCCTAGATGAACCTAGTCTTGTTGATATAAAAAGAAGCCCAGATGCTTTAAATGTGTGGAAAAATTATAGAGATAATCAAGGAACTTGTATAGAAACTAGACCAGGTTATAGGAAAATAGCTCAAATAAGTAATAGTAAAATAAATGGTATATATATATTTGGGCTAACTAAAGCTATAATACATAGTGGAACGATGTTATATGAATGGAGTAATTTTCCTAGTGTTCCAGATAATGAACATTTAAAAATTTTATATAGTGATATGAATAATATTAGAAGCAATTTTAATAAATTGAATAATAAATTATATATTAACGATGGAAAAAATTATCTTACTTACAATGGAGACACAGTTAAAAAAATAGAAAATGATAATCCATATATTCCTAGAACAAGTATCAGTAGAAAAGCAGGAGGAAAAGGAGGAGGAGAATTATTAGAAGATGTAAATGTGTTACAACCAAAAAGAATTAATAGTTTTGTAGGAGATGGAACATCAAAAGAATATTATTTAGATGCACAAAATATTGATAATTCTACTGTTGTAGCAACTGTAAATGGAACAACACAAACTGAAAATAAAAATTTTACAGTAGATAGAGCAAATGGAAAAGTAACATTTAATACAGCACCAAGTAAGTCAACTTTGGGAGATGACAATGTATTTATTACATTTTCAAAAACCATAGATGGATATGCTGACAGAATAAATAAGTGTACAAATGTACTATTATTTGATAATAGATTGTTTTATACAGGAAATCCTGATTATCCTAATGCAGTATTTCATTCAAAATTAAATAATCCAGAATATATTAGTGATTTAGACTATTATGAAGATGGTTCAAGTGATTCAGCAATAACTGGAATGACTGTTGGAAATAATGTATTATGGATTTTTAAAAATTTAGACCAAAATAATGCTAATGTGTTTTATCACGAACCAACGTTAGACTTAGAGAATGGAAAAATATACCCAACAAAACAGGGAAATGTAAGTGTTGGGTGTTATGTAGGAAGCAGTAATTTTCAAGATGATATTGTTTATTTAAGTCGATATGGATTAGAAGGAATTTCTACAGAAAAAATAGATAGTAAACAAGTTATTGCACATAGAAGCACAATGGTTGATGTAAAAATGACAAATGAAAATAATTATAAACAAGCTATGATGACAGAATATCAAGGATATTTATTTATATTAGTAAATGGAAAAATATATCTAGCAGATAGTAGACAGAAATATGCTAGTTTAAATAGTTTTGAGTATGAATGGTTTTATTGGGATATATCAAGTATTAAACCATCTATATTAAAAGAATATAATGATAAATTATATATAGGAACCGAGGAAGGTTCTATTTTTATTTTAGAAGGAACGAATGATAATACAAAAACTATTCAATCTTATTGGACAACACCAATGGATAACTTTGGTTATAATAATCAATTAAAAACCACTAATAAACGTGGAGGAATAGCAAAAATAAAGACAATTCCTAATGGATTAATAAAAATAGCTAAAAGAACAGATAAATCAGAAGAGTATAAATTTGTTACAAAAAAATCATCCAATGGATTTACTTTTAATAATATGAATTTTGCTAACTTTAGTTTTATAACAACAGATAAATCATATTTAATATATAAAATTAAAGAAAAAAAAGTAAATGAAATGTCATTAAAGTTTTATAGTGATGAAATAGATAAACCATTTGGTATATTTAGTGCGATAATAGAGGCATTTGTAGGCGGTTATATAAAGAAATAGGAGGAAATAAAATGGCTTTAACAAAATTAGAAGAAAATTTAAATATTATAGAAAATTTGTCTGATAGTCCAACTTTAGAATCAGATGAGTTAAAAAGAAAGTTTGATGAAGGCTCTTTAGTGATAAAAAATTATCTCAATGAAGTTCTAACAAAAGAAATAGATGATATAGTAACTCAAATAAAGAAAGATGTTAATGCAAAATTACTTGAAGATAATAAGAAAAAATATTATGTTGGTAAATTAATTTTTGATACAAAAAATGTAAATCCAGCAACATATTTAGGTTTTGGAACTTGGCAATTATGGGGAGCTGGTAGAGTACCAGTTGGGATTAATACAAACGATGGTAATTTTAACACAGTAGAAAAAACTGGCGGAAATAAAACAGTGGATATTTCACATAAACATACAATACCAAGTCATAATCACGGTGGAAATACAGGAAGTACAACATTAACAGTAGACCAAATTCCATCACATAGCCATATCAAATATGCTTTTGGTTCATGGGGTTCATCATCTTATAACAGAACTCGTATTGGAGCAGGAGTTTATATTGGTAAAGACCAAGGAAATCCACAATATGAAGATGAAACAAATAATACAACAGGAAAAACTGGTGGAGGCAAAGGACACATTCATACAATAGCTGGTTCTGGTCAACAAACAACAAGTTCAGGTGGTTCTACTTCTGTTTCACTTTTACAACCATATATTACTTGTTATATATGGAAAAGAATTAATTAAAAGGAGAAAAAAATATGGCGACTGGATATGAAGATATAGATAGTTTAATGAATCAGCAAAATAATTTATTAAATGAACAACAAAAAAAGCAAAATGAATTAATTAATCAACAAACTCAAATACAAACTGATGAATTAAATAGAGAAAAAGAAAAGATAGATAAAGATGTTGACAAAACAAATCAAAGTTTATATTCAAATTGGCAAAAACAAACAAATCAGTATGGTGTACAAGCAGAACAATTGGCACAACAAGGATTAGCTAATAGTGGATATGCAGAAACAACAAAAACAGCATTATACAATACATACCAAAAAAATGTAACAGATACATTAAATAATGCAAGAGATTTAAAAAGTGATTATGATTTTAAAATTGCACAAGCAAGACAACAAGGAAGTGTACAACAAGCTCAAGCAGCGGTTGATTTATATGCACAAAGATTGCAATTATTAACACAGAATTATGAGTTAAGACAAAATAGAGAACAATATTTGTATCAAAAAGAACGTGACAAAGTATCTGATAATCAATGGCAAAAAACATTTGATGAACAAGTCAGACAAAATGAGATTGAAAATCAATGGAAGCAAAAGAATTATGATTATCAACAACAAAGGGATAGTGTTTCAGATAGTCAATGGCAAAAAACTTTTGATTATCAAAAACAAAGAGATGTAGTGTCAGATAGTCAATGGCAAAAACAATATGAATTATCAAAAAAAGCATCCGCTAGTAGTAAATCTTCCCGTTCTACTAGTAAAAGTTCAGGGAAGAAGAGTAGCTCAAGTGATGGTTTGAAAGTTAATGGCTCAAACGATTCGTTATCAAATAACACATCAGATTCAAATATAGCACAGATATTATTAAATAAATCTCTAGAAACAGCAGACCAAATGGTAACAGATGCAGGAAAACAAGAATTTCTAAATAGAATGGGAAATGCTATGCAAAGAGCTGTTAGTAGTGGAAAAATAACAGAAGGAGAAATGGAAAACATAGTAAAAACTGTTACTAGCAGATTATATTCATCATCACCAGGAGGAACTGGCGGTGGTGGAGGAAGATAATAAATAAGAGGTGTAAGATGGCTAAATTTATTTCGAAAAAAGAAGAAAAATACAATGCAGATGATATTGCAAATCAATTAATTTCACAAATAAATAATAATGAAGTAGATTCAAGTAAAATAAAAACAGAAGAAATAAATATTAGAAGTGATAAAAATGATTATAATGAAAATAATAATGTATCATTATGGGATAAAGTAAAAAATATAGCAAATGGGTTTGGAAAAAACATACAAAATGCAGGCTTAGGTATTGATAATGGTATAAGTTATTTTAGACAACAATTAGAAAGAAATACAAGAAATAATACTTTTAATAGCGCTGTAAATATGAATGATGATTTTTTACAAGAACAGTTAAATAAAAAAACAAATGATGAAAGTGCCAAATCAATACTAGAAGAAAATAATAAATACATTGACAAAATAAAAAATGAACAGAATGATTATCAAAATAAACTGCAAGAAAAAATAAATAATAACAATCAAAAGATATCAAAAAATATAGAAGATATAAATAATCCTATTTTAAAGAAAACTGCCCAACTTGCACCATCGATTGGACAAATGATACCATCTTTTATTCCTGGATTTGGTGCAGTATATGCATCTGGTTCAGCAAGTGGTCAATATTACGAAGATGCTAAACAAAGAGGAATGAACGATGAAGAAGCTCAAAAATATTCTGGCATTATGGGATTAATGGAAGGTGCTTCTGAAATGATAGGAACAGAAAATCTATCTAAAGCAGGAAAAGGAGTAAAAGCATTAGTAAAAGGTACTGGTAAAGAGATAGTAAAAGAAGGAACTAAAGAACTTACTAAAAGTAGCATGAAAACAGTATTAAAAAATTATGGAATCGGTATTGCTGATAATATTATTCAAGAAGCAATAATTGACCCTATTCAAGAATTAACAGCCCAAACAGTAGCTGGAAAAGATAAGGCACAGTGGGAAGGAATAGGACAAAAAATGTTACAAGATGGAATAAATGGAGGATTAGTAAGTGCTATATTAGGTGGTGCTAATTTAGGTATTCAGTCTTGTACAGGAGTAGTTGAAAAGTTACATAGTAATCAAAAGATTACAGGACAAGAAATTCAAAATGCTGTGAAAGAAGCTGGGCAACAACTAGATGCATCAAAAATGATGTTAGATAGTGTAGAACAGCAAGTAAACAAATACAAAGATTATTATACAGGAAAAGAATTAGATAGCAATACACAAGATGTCCTAAAACAAGCACAAAACATAATAAATAATAACCAAAATTCACAACAAAATCCTACACAAAATCAATTTAATTCACAAGAACAACAAATTATACCAACCAAAAATAAAAATGCTCCAGATTCTAATATTGTAGAAAATAGTACAAAAATTAAAGGCTATCATGGAACAGATGAAAATTTTGATAATTTTGATTTAAAATATTTTGGCAAACATGACCAAGGGGATTTTGGAAAAGCAGTATATTTTTCCGATAATGAAAATACGGCATCAAAATATGGTAAGAATGTAAAACAACAAGATATAGAATTAAATAACCCATATATTATAAACACTGAAGAAGATTATAAACAATTGTGGAGTCAATTGGCAAAAGAAACAGATATAAGTAAGTTAGATAAAACAGAATTAAAACTACTAAAAGACCCATATACTTCTCAGGAAGAAAAAAATTTTATGTTATATGACAAATTAAATTCAGAAGAAAAAGCAAATGCTATACAAAAACTAGGATATGATGGTGTAATAGATAACACTTATGGGCAAATAGCAGTATTTAGTACAGATAAAATAAATAATATTGCAAATAATCAAGAAATATTGTATAATAATGCCAAAGAAAGTGAGAGTGGTAGTAATGAGTCAATTCGATTGGGAGGAATGCTGGAAAGCAATAGAGAGTTGTCCAGGGTATACGAGGAGGCACAGCAACCAAAGCAATACACAAGAACAGAATATGAAAAATGGGAAAAGTCAATTAAACCAATTAAATACAACGAACTTACCAGTGCAGAACAAAAAATAAGTAATGATGTACAAGGACAATACAATAAAGTGTTGTCTTTTTTTGATGGAAATGAAAATGATTTATATTATGGAGGAGCTTCTTATTCAGATAAAAATAAGATTTATATTGATAGAAATCAAGCTAAGAATTTTGGAACAGAAAAAATGGTATATCATGAAACTCTAGAAAGTGATATTTTACATAATAACGATTTGAGCAAAGATGTAATAAAACCATCAATTCAAAAAATAATTGAAGATCCTAACTTTGAAAAGCAAAAACAAGAGTTTTGGAAAAGTGAAACAGGAAAAATGCCTAGTGATTATTTGATTGCCAAAGATATTCTTTGCGATAGGTTCTCTGAATTAAAAACTGGTAAAAAGGTTGATTATAATAATGTATTGTCTCAAGAAACTAATATGACAATAGATTTTAGCTTAGATAATTTTCATAAAAAATTATATGGAAAAGAGATAAAAGATAATCCTTCTAATTTACCAACTAAAGAAAATACAAAAACGGAATTGAATCTTCCAACAAAAGAAAATATTAATACTCAAGGAGAAACTATAAATTGGAATGAAATAGAAAGACCAGAAGGAAAAATAAGAAAACATTACAAAAGCATAATAGAAAGTAGTAATACAACAAAAGAAGCTAAATCTATAGCAAAAGAACTAATGGGAACAGATACTTATGTACCTGAAACAAATAAATCACAATTAGCTCAAGCAGATGCTAGAATAAACAATTCTAGTCCTGAATCAGAACTAAAATCATTAATGAATAGAGCTACAACAGGAGGTAAAATAGAAGCTGTAGATATAGCAGTAGGAGAAAGACTAATACAATATTATTCTAAAGTTGGAGATAAAACAAATTTACAAGAAGCAATACAGGCAACAGCTATGGCTGGAACAAATGCTGGTCAAACAGTACAAGCTTTATCAATGTTAAATCACCAAACACCTGAAGGACAAGCAACATGGATACAACGTTCAGTAGATAAAATGAATAATGAGTTAGCAAAGAAAAAGGGTGGAACTATAACAAAAGATAGCGAAGGAAATATTAAAGTTATCAATAAACTGGGAAAAGATATAACAGATGAAGTCGATTTATTTGATCTAAACCCAGAAATGATTGAGAAAATAACTAGTTCAAAAGATAAAGAAACAATGTATAAAAATATAGATAGTGTCTATGAAGAATTAGGAGAACAAGTACCAAAATCAACCATTGAAAAGATAGATAGTTGGAGATATTTTTCTATGTTGGCAAACCCAAGAACACATATAAGAAATATGGTTGGAAATGTTGCTATGGGTAAAACTCAAAGAGTAAAAGACAAATTAGCTGGAGGCATAGAAGATATTGTAAGTAAATTTAATCCTGATATGGAAAGAACAAAAACGATTGCTTTTTCTGATAAGAAAACTAAAGAATTTGCCAAAAATGATTTTAATAATATGGAAGTACAATCAAGATTAGAATTAAATGAAAATAAATATAATCCACAATCTAGACTACAAAATGCTAGAAAAACATTCAAATCTGATATACTAGAAAAAACATTAGGAAAATTGTTTGATTTGAATGATAATTTATTGGAAGCGGAGGATGGATTAGGACTAAAGTCAGCTTATCAAAAAGCTTTATCTGATTATATTACGGCTAATAAGATAAATGTAGATAATATTACAGATAGCCAACTAGGAAAAGCTAGAAATTATGCAGTGCAACAGGCAAAAGAAGCAACCTTCCATCAAGCAAATTCAATAGCTTCTGCAATAAATCAATTTTCAAGAAAAAATAAATTGACAAAAGGTACTACAGATGCAATTCTACCTTTCGTAAAGACACCAATGAACGTGGCAAAAGCTGGTTTAGAATATAATCCAGTAGGATTATTAAAAACAATAACAACAGATACGGTAAAACTAAGTAAAGGAAATATCTCAGTTAATAAATATATAGACAATCTTTCGAAGGGATTAACAGGAACTGGAATAGCAGTATTGGGATATGCATTAGCAGATGCAGGGCTATTAAAGGCTTCAGGTTTAGATGATGATAAAAAAGAAAATTATGATGAAGCTACGGGAAAACAGTCTTATTCGATACAAATAGCGGGAAAAACATATTCTTTAGACTGGTTAGCACCTGTGGGGATTCCATTATTTACTGGTGCAGAAGCATATTCAATTAAAAATTCTAATCAAAATGAAAAAAGTAGTATTAGTTCAGATGACAACAAAAAAACAAATCAAATATTAAATTCTTTAGAGAATTGGGCTAATGGAATGGCAAAATCTATATCTCCTATGAGTGAAATGTCAATGATTAGTGGATTAACAAGTGCTTTGAGTAGTTATAGTGAAGATAAACTTTCTGCAATGGGAACAAATGCAGTAAAATCATATGTAAATCAATTTGTACCAACATTATTAGGTCAAGTAGCTAAGACTGCCGATGATTATGAAAGAAGTACAACATCAACTAAGACTGGTTTATTACCCAAAGCTATTGACCAAACAAAATTACAGATGATGTCTAAAATACCAGGACTAAGACAAAAATTACCAACCAAAGCAGATATATGGGGAAATGAATTAAAACAATCAGAAAATTTACCAATTAGAGCATTTAATAATTTTATAAACCCAGCAACAACAAAAGAAGTAAGTCAAAGTGATGTTGATAAAGAAATAAATGAGTTATATGAAAAAAATGGTAATAAATCAATTATTCCTGAAAGTTCAATAGACAAAACTTTTACAATAAACGGAAATGTGTATAGAATGACAAATGAAGAATATTCAAAATATAAAACACAATATGCCAAAAATTCTTATAATTTGATTAATAATTTGATATCATCAAAAGAATATAATAGTTTAGAAGATACTCAAAAAGAAAAAGCTATAGAAAATATTTATGCTTATGTCAAAGAACAAAATAAGGTTGAATATTCTAAGAGTGTTAATCAAGAATTTAAAACATCTACTTTATACAATACTCTTGAAAATTTGAAAAAACAAGGTGGAGAACAGAGTGATTATTTGAATTACATAGCTAAAGTAGATGGAGTAGTAAAAGACAAAGAAAAAGAAAAAATATTAGCTGATTCTAATTATAGTGATACAACAAAGTCAATAATATATAAGACTGCTATAAATTCTAGAGATAAAAAAGTATTAGCATTAGAAAAAATAAATTTCCCAATAACTCAATATTTAAATTATAAATCACAAGAATTTGTAAGTGACAAAGATGAAGATGGAGAAAGTATATCAGGTACAAAAAAGAAAAAAGTATATAACTATCTTAATAATATTTCTAGTTCAAAATTATCAGATATAAACAAAAAAATTATTTGCAAAATAGAGGGAATAAGTAATTATGATAAAGATATTGTAAATTATATAAATAAACAAAATATTAGTAAAGAAGATAAAACAGACTTATTAAAAAATATTGGTTTTAAAGTTGATAAGGAAGGTTATATAAAAACTACAACAATGTTACCAATTACAAAAAATATAAAATAAGCCATAAATTCGACAAATTATGACATAAAAACAGGATAAAAGATGATATAATCTTTTTATAGGAGGGATTTTTATGTTGGAATTTCTTGAATATGTAGTAGTAAGATTGATGTTAGCTATAATTCCTACTGCAATATGGACAGTTGCTTCTATTGTAATTATGGCTGTTCTGCATGTCATAACAAAAGAAAACATATCAGATGAACATTTTGATAATTATACAATTATAACAAATTATATATTAATATTTTTAACCTTATTGTTTTTTTACCAAGAAAATATAAAGTTGTTTTAAAGATAAAAAATAAGAATAACATAAAGCACTTACAGAAATGTAGGTGCTTTTAATATTGGAGGAAAAGATGGATTTTGATATAAAACCACAAAAAACAAGTAGACAAGATAGTATGATGCCACAGACTATAGAGCAATTAATAAAAAAATATAAATTAGATTCTATGTGGGAAAACATACAAAAAATAGTTGAAGAAGTAATAAAACAAAATAGTGGCTATGTTGTAAAAAAAGATGGAATTATGTATATTGCTGATACAAATGTTTTAGAAGAAGCAAAAACAGTATTAAGAATTGGGAAAAATGCACTAGATATTTCAAGTAATGGAATAGATGGACAATATCAAACAATTATTGGATTAGATGGTATTATAAATGCTAATTTTATAAGAGCAGGTTATTTAAATGCTGACAGAATTAAAGGGGGCTCTTTGAAATTAGGAGGAGAAAATAATACAAATGGTTTTTTACAAGTATTGGATGCAAATAGAAAAGAGTTAGTTACTATTAGTAAAGATGGCTTGATACTTTCTAATGGAACTAAGCTAATTGGAAACGGTGGTGTTTTATCAAATTTACAATTTTTAGCTAAGGGAATTTCAGAAGTTAATGGAGATTATAAAAGTGCTGGGGAATATTGGTGGTTAGGTTTTATACCTGGCTATGTTTCTAGTGCAGATAAATATAGTTTGTATATTGATATATCTGTACCAAGTAATTTTACAATAACGTCTGCATATTTAAAATTAAGGCACATTCCAACAAAAACAAGTATGAAAAGTGGCTCTACAGTTTATGGATATGCTAGAAATGTTAAATGCTATATAGCAGAAATTTCAAATAATGTTTATGTTCAAGGTGAAGAACAAAGCGAATATAAATCAGAATTTGGAGGAATCACATATAATGAAATTTTAGATTGTTTTAATAGTTCAAATAATAGTTTTACAGCAGAAGTTCCAAGCTCGAGCAATTTAAAAGTTACAGAGGTAGTTTCAAAAAATATTGCTAGTAAGATAAAGAAAAATTGCAGAATTAAAATAGCTACAACAAACTCAATACCTTCTGTTGCAAAGGATTGTTTTGCTCAAACTGGTTTTGTTTGGGCTGCAATAAATATATATGGTTATTTACAATAGAAAGGAGAAAAATATGGATTTAGAATTTACAAGAGGCGATACACAAGTAATTAAATTTCAAATAAAAGATGGATATGATAATCCTATTATTCCGACATTAAGCGATAATGTGTATTTTACAGTTAAACAAAACAGCAATAGTAAAAAAGTATTAATAAAAAAAGAATTTCCTGAAAATGGAATAAATTACGAAGATGGATATTTCTATTTTACATTAGAATCTGATGACACAAGTAATTTAGCATATGGTACATATCAATATGATATAGAATTTAAGTCAGAAAAATATGTTAAAACATTAGGATTTGGAAGTATTACATTAACTGATGAAATTACTTTTAAGGAGGATGAATAATGGTAACAATAGGAGATTTAGAAAATAATGAAATTGAATCAATACATATAGATGGAATAACCAATATTCCATTAATAAAAGGAGAACAGGGTGAAAAAGGTGATAAAGGCGATAAGGGCGAAACTAATAATATAAAAATAGGAACAGTAGAAACTGGAGAAAAAGCAAGTGCAACATTAGAAGGAGAAAGTCCAAATCAAATATTAAATTTAGTTTTACCTAAAGGGGACAAAGGAGAGCAAGGAGAACCAGGTATTAAGCCAGTTAAAGGCATTGACTATTTCACAGAAGAGGAAATACAAGAAATAAAATCAAACATACTAGACCAAGTAAATCAATTTAGTGTATTAGTAGTAAAAGAATTACCAACCAATGATATAGATGACCATACGATATATTTTGTGCCAAAAACAAAAGCAGAACAAAATGATGTATATGATGAATTTATTTATATCAATAATGGTTGGGAGCACATAGGAACAACAGAAGTAGACTTAAGTAGCTATTATAAAAAAGATGAAATAGATACAAAACTAGAAGCGGTAGAGGGTAACGAAGTATTTGTAGGAAACGAAGAAGAAGCACCAAGTTCAGCAAAGATAATAATAGAAGATGAAGACTTTGGAGAAGGCTTAACATTAGGCAAAGCAGAGGTATATGTGGGAGCAGAAGAACCGACAACTGGTGAAAAGGTGTGGTTTAATAAAAATAAAAATTCAATATATGTCAGAAACTCAAATGGAGTATATGAAGAATTTATAAAGAAAAGTGAAGAAGTATATTCAACAGAAGAAACAAAAATTGGTACATGGATAGATGGAAAGCCACTTTATAGAAAGGTATTATCTCTTACTACACCATCAACAACAAATTCTACAAAAATAGCAAATTTTGATAAAACTTTTATTATAAAAAATTATTATGGTAATGCTTTTATATCAGCTTCAAATCAATTATTACCAATAAATTTTTATTTTACAGATGTATATAAAATTGCAACTTATGTTGTTAACAACTCAGGTGAAATTTATATGAAAATAGGTAGTGAAGCTTATAGAAATCAACAGGCAACTTTAACAATAGAATATACCAAAACCACAGATTAGGAGGAAGTTATGAAAATAAAAAAGAAAAACACAACAATACCGATTTCAGGAAAAATAGTAGATACAGAAAATGTAGAAGATAAAACAAGTAATGCACCAAGTTTGAGATTAACAGAAGAAATGACAAAAGATATATATTCGACAAAAGAGCAAGCTATTGGTACTTGGATTGATGGAAAAACAATTTATCGAAAAGTATATCATATTGATACAGTAGCAGGAACTACTCAATATCAATTAGATACTAATTCAAATATTGATTTTATTACAAGATATAGTGGTTCAATATATAACCCATCAACAGGAAGTTTGTATGCATTAGGCTCTGTTCATTCTGAAAACACAAGCCATAATTATAAACAACTTTATCTGAATAAAAATGAACAAGTATTAAGAATGGACATAGGAGATTGGCAAACTACTGGTGGATGGAAATTATATATTATACTGGAATATACAAAAAACACAGATTAGGAGGTAATTATGAAAGTAAGAAACTCAAAAGGAGAATTAAAAGAATTAGTAATAAAAGCAAATGATAGCATACCAGCTGGTTCAGTCATAGACTTTGATGGAAATGTAGTGCCTGAACGGATATGAACAAGTTGAAGATAAAGGCGAAGTATATTCAACAGAAGAACAGAAAATTGGTACGTGGATTGATGGAAAACCATTGTATAGAATAATTAAAGAATACGATGTATCTGCAAAAGAAATACAATCAAATGACATATCAAGCATACCTTATGATACTATATTTATAAATTTCGGTAAATCTTTTAATAGATGGGCTGTTAATTCATCATCATCAATAATATGGAATACAAGTGATAATGATAAAGGAAATGTTTGGATAAATTATGAAAAAAAATTAAATATATTAAACAGTTCTAATGCTACTAGACATTATTGGATAACGTTAGAATATACCAAAACCACAGATTAGGAGGTGTAAAAATGCAAGATACAGAATTAATTGAAAAAGTAGCACACTTAGAAGAACGAGAAAAGTCAAATACAAAAAGAATAGATGTTGTTGAAAATAAAGTAGAAAATATATACGACTTAACATTAAGTGTAAGAGAAATAGCAACAGAAATGAAAGCAATGAGAGAAGAACAAAATAAAATGAACGAACGCTTAAAAATAATAGAAGAAAAGCCCATAAAAGATTATGAAGAAACAAAGAAACAAGTAAAAGGCAAAGTAATTTCTTTTGTGACTGGAATAATATTAACAGCAATAGCTTTTGCACTAGGATTAAGTAAATTTATGTAGGAGGTGAACTAATATGGAAAAAATAAAAACAATAGCAAAATATTTAACAAATATATTAGCAATAGTAAGTGCATTAGTAGCAGGAATAAATGCAGTAGATGGAATAACAATACCATATGCAATACAAATAGTACAAGTTATTGCAGTAGTACAAGGAGTTATTGGAACATATTTGTTAGGACAAAAAGCAATAAGTAATAAGGAGGAATAGTTATGGAAGATGAAATTGTAGAAACAATGGAACTTGCAGAAGAAGATACAAGAGGGGAGGCAAACG